ATGCTGGCGAGCCCCGGTTTTTGGCTAGGTGCACGCATTTTTTGGGGGCATGTCCGGCCTTGACTATTTTAAATATGTGAATACATGTGATGGTGAAATGGGGAGTAAAGTTGTAGACGATATTTCAACTTTAATTGTAAACACGAAAGCGCTCGCTGATTCATTAGAAATGACTCAGCGGCACGTCAATAGGCTGGCCAATGACGGGATTTTGTTAAAGAGAGCCCCGGGGCGTTATCCCTTATATGAAAATATAAAACGCTACATTCGCTATATAAAATCAGGTCAAGCCGATGATGACGAAAAAGAAGCGACAAAAAGATATTGGGAAGAAAGGGCGCTACATGAGGCTGCTAAGCGGAAAATGGCAGAGCTCAAGCTTGCGCAATTAAACAATCAGCTGCACGATGCCGATACAGTTGAGCTTGTAATGACCGACATGTTGACGACATTTAAAAATAGACTACTCGCACTGCCACAAAAGGTTTCCCCCAAAATTATCGGGCTCAAAAACATAGCAGAGGTCAACGACATCTTGGCAACTGAAATAAATGAGACACTTACAGAGCTTAGCGACTATTCTCCTGACTTGTTCTCCAAAGGTGGTGAGAGCAGTGGCGACGACGAAAGCGACAATGAAGATGTTCTCGAAGATAGCGAAAGCGATAGCTCCACCACCGAGGCTAACGGTAAGTCAATGGGCGGATCTGTATAGGAGGCTTGCACCCGCATCATCGGCCGAGCCTGGCCAATGGAGAACAGACAGGGCGCCATATCAGCGAGAGATTATGGACGCCGTTACAAGCCCCAACATTGAAAAAGTCATAGCCATGACGTCAAGCCAAGTCGGGAAATCCGAAGTGCTGCTAAATATCATGGGCTACTATATAGACATTGATCCAGGGCCGATCCTTATGGTTCAACCAACACTGGAAACCGCGCAGGATTTTTCAAAAAGGCGCATAGCAACAATGCTTTCTGTAACTGAGCGGTTAAAGATGAAGGTTTCGGATTCTAAATCGCGCGACATAAATAACACAATCCTTATGAAAGTTTTCCCTGGTGGATTTCTTGCCATAGGAGGGGCCAACAGTCCCGCTGGACTGGCCAGCAGACCGATCAGAATACTACTTTGCGACGAAGTTGATAGATATCCTGCCAGTGCAGGAAGCGAGGGGGACCCGATAGCCCTCGCAGAACGTAGAACCATGACATTCTGGAATAGAAAACATGTATACACCTCCACGCCAACCATCAAAGGCGCCTCGAGAATCGAACTTGAATATGAGCTAGGGACTCAGGAGAAATGGTGCGTGCAGTGTCCAAGTTGTGATAATTATCACTTCATTGTAATGAGAGACATGATCTTCAGATACGATAAGAAAGAAAACCGCAATAAGACGCTTTATATAATAAATGACGTCAAATGGCGTTGCCCAACATGCACTAATGAATTCGATGAATTTACCATGAAGAAACAACCAGCTAAATGGATTGCCGACAACCCTGGGGCTATCAAGCGCGGGATACGAAGTTTTAGGCTAAACGCCTTTGTGTCGCCATGGTCGTCATGGGAAAAAATAGTGCAGGAATTCTTAGAGGTTAAAGACGATCCAGAACTTTACAAGGTTTTCATTAATACTGTTTTGGGTGAAACGTGGGAAGAGCGGGGCGAAATAGAAGACGAGACCATCTTGCTTGACAGGCGAGAGGTCTATAAAGCTGAGATTCCTAATGACGTATTAGTTCTCACCCTTGCTGTTGATACGCAAGATGACCGACTGGAATACGAGGTTGTAGGTTGGGGACGGGACGAGGAATCTTGGGGCATAGAAAAGGGAATCATTTGGGGTAGACCGGATGACCAGGCCACGTGGATGAGAATAGATGACTTGCTCAAAAAAGAATGGATCAGAGCTGATGGCACCGGCATGATGATCTCTTGTACAACTGTTGACTCGGGCGGTCATTTTACTGAGGAAGTTTATAAGTATTGTGCAGAACGGATATCAAACGCTGTATTTCCGATACGTGGCATGGGCGGATCTGGGATGCCGGTCATTTACAAAATTTCAAGAAATAATAAATACAGGCTTCCTTTAGTACTCATAGGCGTTGACTCAGCTAAGACCGTGATCATGCAGAGGTTAAAAATAGAAAGACCCGGCCCCAAATATTGCCATTTCCCATCAAACGAAGATCGCGGTTATGACTTTAATTACTTTGCTGGTCTTATTTCAGAGAAGAGGGTCATCAGGAAGCAGAAAGGCCGGACAATAGTAGTCTGGGAAAACATCGCAAAAGATAAAAGGAACGAGCCCCTTGACTTAAGGGTTTACAACCTCGCCGCTCTTAAATTGTTGAATCCCGATTTCCGCGCTATAGAAGAGCGGATGAAGCCCAATGTCAGGAAGACAAACGCAACGCCACAGGTTGCCAATCAGCAGCAAAAGAAGCGATATGGCGTCGTGAAGCGAGGTTTGGAGGTGTGATAATTTGGGCGACACACTAGAAAGACTAAAAAGTAGATTGCAACTTTATTACGAGGCCGAGACTGCAGTTTTGTCTGGCCAGTCCTACAGGATAGGCACTAGAACACTACAGCGGGCTGATCTCGCTCAAATCAGGCAGGCCATTAAAGAGCTTGAAGCTCAAATAGAAATGCTTGAACGCAGCGCAGGAAGAAGTGCGAGAAGAGTGGTGCTGAGGGATATATGATGAGCACAATAGATAAGCTGATATCAATTATAAGTCCCGAGTGGGCAGCTAAACGAGAAATAGCCAGACAAACACTAAGGGCAATAAAAAACACAGGCTATTCCAGTTCTGGTGCGTCGACATATAAGCGCTCTATGAAGGGCTGGCAGGCATGGTCCAGCAGTCCACAGGCTGACATAGACATGAATCTTGATACATTGCGCCAGCGCTCGCGTGACCTTTTTATGAATAGCGGCTTAGCCAGATCTGCAATAACTACACCAAGGACAAACGTTATCGGCGCAGGGTTGAAGCTAAAGGCGAGGATAGATTATGAGGCCCTCGGTATATCGATAGATGAAGCGGATGAATGGGAGAAAAAAACCGAACGAGAGTTTGCGCTCTGGGCTGACAGTCTGTTCTGTGATGCCACATGCATGAATAATTTCTATGAAATCCAGTCGCTGGTATTTATGTCGTCCTTACTAAATGGTGACGGCTGGGCGCTAATTAAATTTGAGGATCCCAAGCCTTATTTCCCCTATTCACTGCGCATACATGCCATTGAGGGCGATAGAGTAAGCACGCCTATAGCTAATACAGATGTTGTGTCATATACGTATGGTCCGATCGGATTTAATTCCGAAAGTGGCAACAGAGTAATAAATGGCGTAGAGATAGATAAAACCGGTAAAGTGGTGGCGTATTGGGTTTCAAGCGCATATCCTAACGATCCTGCCAATCCCACTGCCATGTGGGAATGGACACGGGTAGAAGCTTTCGGGAAAAGGACAGGTATTCCCAATATCCTTCAAGTGATGGTGCCGGAAAGATGTGAGCAATATCGGGGAGTGCCTTTCCTTTCTCCCGTTATAGAAGATCTAAAGCAGATAAAGAGATACACAGAGGCGGAGCTTATGGCTGCAATCGTAATGGGATTCTTCACCATCTTCATCAAGGAGGGAGGCGGGGCCATAGGAGATTTCCCACTTGCTGAGGCCGTGGGGGCTAAGGAAAAGATCAGCATTGACCCTGCAGATTTTGAGCTTGGAGCAGGGACGATCAATACTCTGCCCCCCGGCTATGACATCGCTGCTGCAGATCCTAAAAGGCCGTCTTCTAACTTTGAATCTTTTACGACCTCGCTGGCAAAGTACGTAGGTGCTGCCCTTGAAATTCCATACGAGCTGCTGCTCAAAAATTTCACTGCGAGTTATTCGGCCAGTAGGGCTGCTCTTCTCGAGGCATGGAAGGCCTTCAGGATGCGTAGAACGTGGTTTGCTAATGATTTCTGTCAGCCAATCTATGAGATATGGCTTAAAGAAGCGGTGTCCCGAGGGCGCATTGAGGCCTCCGGGTTTTTTAGTGATCCGATTGTGGCGAAAGCCTGGGCGAGAGCTGAATGGCATGGACCAGCACCTGGCCAAGTGGATCCTGTTAAGGAGGTCCAAGCTGCACAGATGCGAGTGCAAAACGGCTTTTCTACCAGGGAAAGGGAATCGATTGAGCTTATCGGCAGCGACTTCGACAGGAATATAGATCAACTGCAGCGTGAAATTGAGCGCATGAAGGCTGCCGGAGTTCCTACACAGCCACAGCAAGGCATATGAAGGGAGGTGAGGAGATGGATAAATTTTGGCAAATAAGGAATATCGGTGAGGACGAGGCGGAAATCATATTATACGGCGAAATTTATTCCGATGGCGGGTTTTGGCTTGACGAGGAAGGCAATATTACAACTCCGCGCCAGTTTTATGACGATTTGAAGTCTTTGGGTGATATTAAAAGGCTCACAGTTAGAATCAACTCCATCGGTGGAGACATATTTGCTGCGCAGGCTATCTATACGCAGCTCAAATCGCACAAGGCCAAAGTAATAGCCGTTATCGATGGGATAGCTGCGAGTGCTGCGAGCGTCGTAGCTATGGCGGGAGATGTTGTAAAAATGCCCAATAACGCCCTTTTAATGATCCACAATCCGGCGATGGGCATGCTTGGCTATTTCACAGCTGATGAAATGAAAAAGTATGCGAAACAATTAGAAGTAGTGAAGGAAGGTATCATTCATGCTTATGTCGGCAAGACAGGATTGGATGCAGAAAAAATATCTCGGATGATGGATAAAGAAACCTGGATGACCGGCAAGGAAGCTAAAGAGCTTGGATTTATAGATGAAGTGCTCTTTGAAGATGTACCGGTAGTGGCTAAGAAGGGTGTGCTTATTGTAAATGGCGTCAGACATGATATCTCCAAGCTCAACGTGCCACTGCCCAAAATTGTTGACGGTGTGTCTCCTGAAAACGTATCAACAGATACAGCCGATGAGGACGAACCGTGGGAAGCTCCCAATCTGGAAGATTTCACAGATAAAAGCTGGGATGAGCTCACAGATGCGGAGAAAAGGCGCATTGCAGGACACTTTGCCTGGGCTGCATCTATGCCGCCTGAGAAGTATGGGGATCTCAAATTTCCCCACCACAGGCCAAGCGATGGCAAGGTAGTGTGGCGAGGGGTAGCAAATGCGGCAGCCAGGCTGGAGCAAAGCGATATCCCCCAAGCCGACATCGACAAAGTAAAGCGTCATCTTGGAAAGCATTATGAACAATTTGACAAAACCCCGCCCTGGGAAGATAGGGTGGAGAATCAAAAAAACAAAAAAGAGGTGAAGGGTATGGAAATAAAAAGCGTAGACGAACTAAGGGCGGCTTATCCTGATCTTGCTGCAAAAATAGAAGCCGCGGCTCGCGAAGACGGGATAAAGGCAGAAAGGGAAAGAATTAAGGCAATTGATGAAATTGCCTCTGTTATGCCGAAGGATTTGGAAGCAAAGGCCAAATTTGAATCTCCGATGACGGCAGAACAGGTTGCAATAGAGCTGCTGAAAATAGAGGCA